GGACCTGCTAGAAACCTAGATCCAAGGACCCAGGTCCCTCCACTGCTGAACCACACTCTCCACCACCTTTAACCTCGTCTTCCCAAGGAGCGGCACGGAGTTCTTCCGTGCCGAGACCTCAAGTCGACGAGTGGGGTGGCGGATCGCTTCGAGTATGGCTCGGCTTCCCGAAGACCTATTACATAGGTCTTCGCGCGCGTCGTCCTCGGATTCCTCCGAGTCCCAAAGGTTGGAAAGTAAATACCCAACCTCTGTCATCTGATGAGTTTGACTCATCTCCACAAGATGGCAGACGGAGTAACCTTCTACTCCGTTACGACACCTTGATGGTACGGATTCATCGAAGTTAGAAATGAATCCGCCATCCCCTAGCGTCTCTGGGATCCTCAGCCGTAAAGCTGAGGGTGTCTCTGAGATTAGCCGGTGATGAACTCTATAAAACGTCCCATCGCAAGCGAGGCCAGAAAGCCTCCTATTGGCAAGACGCCTAATAGAGTTTGCCAGTCGATACACTGACTGGATCGATGACAATCTATCTTTAAGGTAGATTGGTTTAACGTCCACGCCAAAGAAGTAATGGGCCCCACAGCTCTCGCGAAAGAAAGAGTCTTTATGACTCTTCTTGTAATTCACGCGAAAGCCGTAAAAGTCCATCATTTCTGAGAATAACTCAAACGCGGCAGACGGTAATATGACATCATCACCGTAAGCACTCACCTCGAAAGTTTCGAGGCCAAGATACTCTGTGCAGCAAAATGCGACTGCATAGAATATGAGTGACTCTAACTGAAATGTGAAGCCGTTCCCCATACTGGAGAACTTCTCCCATCGCAGCAGAGACCCACGCAGAGTGCCGAAGTGAGACCGACTCGCATCCATTGCATTAAACCATAAAGGAGGTATTAACTCCCTCACGACTTCAGTGGCTATGGAATCGCTCGCAGAACTTAGATCAACGGTGGTTAAATGGGAAGTTTTGCTCCCCACCTTGGCCAACCGCTGATTATTCTCCTGCTTGCGTAAGTCGATACCACACCTACGGAGCCTAAGACCTATGGATCTACCGATGCTCATCTGGAAGAAAAGATTGATTCCAGGTTCAACAGCGATGACCCGGTTGGTCGAAGAATCTTTCGGTACAGTGGTAACTCGATTACCTACCTCGAAGGCTGGATATGCCATCTCGGCCAAATGAGCCCCCCACAGAGGATAAACCTCTAGAATGAGACTCAACGGTAATAGAGAATGCAGATCGCGTGTAATTCCAGTTTCAAACTGGAACTTTCGTGGTGCACTGGCAAAACGCCGCTTAATACGCGTCGTCGCACCAGGGCCCCAGTCCGGTAGGCTGAAGAACAGAGAGGTATCAAAATCACCTAAAACGCTCGAAATTTTTCGCGTGATTGCGTGATGCAACCACACGGCACTGCCCCGATATAAAGGGTCAGTGCTCAGGCGTCTAAAGCGACTATTCGTTTGCTTACACAGAAGCTCAAACTGCTCGAACTTCTTAAGCGCCACCTCGTCCAAATCTAATTCGCGAGAAAACCCGCGATATTTCGACATAAACTTGGTGGCGGCGTAAGCATCGCTCAAATCTGCGGTAGAATTATACCACAGGGGATTGAACTCCAAAGCCGATAGCTGCTCATATTCTCCGTACTTTAAGAGAAGTTGAACAGTTAGAGCTCTGGGACAATCAAGCGCCTCGAGGAACTCCAGCCGAACCAAAGGCTCGACCTCTGGACCCACGCGAAAACTTGTCAGTCCTTTAAGGAACTGACCACTACGCTTCTTAGAAGACATAGTACTCTCCTCTTCACTTAGGATCGGACTAGCGGGTTGCTAGTACATATCCGCACAGAGTCGGATCAACCCGTCGTACGGCGAACCCGATGCATCACTGGGTGTACCGTCAGACGCGTTGATCGTATCCATGAACCAGGAGCGGAACAGGCGCATCAGAACGAGACGTTCTGCGTCACTTGAGCGCTCCGGGATAATGAAGTCGACGATCGCTGAGCACGCGTAGGCCAACGTCGGCGCCGGTTGAATACCGGAAGCCGTCGACGGACTCGTTTGTTCCAGCGTCGGTATGGAGAGCTTCATCGTCATCTTGTAATTGCGATTCCCCTTTTGAGGGCGCCGCAACGACACGGTGATGATGGGGTAGCCGATCGGGATTCCTCCAGATCGGTCTTCCCAACGCGTGACCCCAAAGGCTGGTGAGCCAGCGGGGCTAAACGTGCGGTTAACGCCAACGGCGGCATCCGTTGTAACAAGAATGCCGTTCGTAGCTTTATCCGAAAGCTTTATGTCGCCTATGGCAGGCATAAAGAAAACTCCTTTTAAAAGAGAGATTGAACCATCCTAGGTTACCTCCGCCCGAAGAGCTGCTGCACGAGGGCTAAAGCGTTCAGCGATTTCGTGACGTCCATGTTAGCTTTAAAGGAAGGTGGGGACCCCGACGGAAAAGCGGTAAGAACCGCTCTGTCGAGATTTATCCCGTACCTCCAGTAGCTCCCACGGATATCAGTCGTCGCCGGAAACTCCGGCCCTTGGTGTGCATCTAGCACCCCGGAAAAGAAGTAGATGGCTGTGGCCTCTTCGCGAGTGAAGGTAGTCTTCCACCCACCTGAGAAAGTAAGACCATCCCAGGCAGACAGAGTCTCCAGGTAGTTTCCTACCGGGAGAAACCAGTCAACCACGAAAGAGAAAGGAAGAATCTCCCAACCTAGATTGAGAGGGTTTGTAAAACCGGTTTGAGCCAAGAAGACCTTTAGTGTATCCGCCACTTTGTATCTGATACCATACTGAACCCTAGTACTGGTGCTCACGATGTGAACACCAATGGGCGCATTATGGCCAGACCTCATTAGCGGCGTTTTCACTTCG